AAGCTTTGTTATTTGATTTTCCAATTGCAACATTATCTTGCAGGTCAGGCACATTAAAATTTCCACCACCAGGATCACCATAAGTAGTTCCAATGATTGCAAATAAAGCAGAGTAAGTTGATTGACTTACCGCTTGACCATTACATTCTAAGAAACCTGATGGCACTGAAGAAGAAGACCATGGCACAATAGTTGCCGTAGGAATACCCTCGATACCTGTAAGGTTTGCTCCAGAAAAATCGTATTTTGTTGCTTCGTAATTTGACATATTATTTCTCCGTGTAAGTCCATCCTACATTAGAACCAGAATAAACTAATCCAAATGCTGCACCCTCTGTATTAACAACTAAGTCAGATGATGCATTGGCTATTTTAGAACTATTTCTTCCTACAGTCAACGCTGCAGAGTCAAAAGTGTATCTTGAATCTACAAAATGTACTTCATCACCAACTGCTGGTGATGCTGGTAATGTAATCGTGACTGCTCCACCGTTTGTTTCAACAAAAAGCTTAGCTCCTGCTTGAACAGTTTCAGCGGCACTTACCGTTCTCCATTTTCTATATTCGTTTGCCTTTACAACATTTGTACCATCAGAGTAAAGCACATAACAATTACCCTCACAAAGTAAAACTCCTGTTCCACTTGCTGTTTTAAAAGTTAAAGTGTAACCTGCATGATCTGTTCCATCTATTACATTGTAAACTTTTTCTATACTGTCAGGGACAGTGACTGTTCTATTTGCAGCTAAAGTTCCAGTTAGTTTCAGAGTGGCATTTCTAGCGTTTGAGATAGTTTTATCAGTCATGACTAAAGCAACATCAGATGATGCTACGCCAATCTCTTCATATCCTGCAATGGCTTGTTGAACTAAATTTAAATTATTATTTGTATTGTCTCCCCAAGTACCAGCGTTTTCACCGGTTACCATTAGTTCAAGTTTCAGATCACTTGAAAAAGAACTTGCCATAAATTTTTATCTCCTAAATTAAATTATTTTACCAAAACTAAGCAGCCAAATCAACCTCAGTCCAGGTATTATTAACTCCTAAATCTACTTCCTGCCATGGCGTAATATTAACGCTACCAATACTTGAAGTCAATGATATGCCTGTTACTGGAACTAAAGCATTTGCTACAGTGCCTTCTTCTCCTAAAGAAGAGGTCATAGAAACTCCAGAAACACCTACAATTTGAGCAGGTATTTCTGTATGTTGACCTAAGGTCATTGTAGCTTGTATTCCGCTTGGTTGTTCAGTGGTAGTTTGAACTAAGCTGAAGTTACCCTGACTTGAAGTCATTTGTACACCAGTGACATCTACTGGTGTTTTTAGACCTGCTACGGTAGTGCCCATTGAGCCTGTTAATGATCCAGCACTTGTTACTGTTACATTAGCATCTCCTACAAAACTTAAACTTCCTATAGTAAAATCAAGTTGATCCTCAGAAGCAAAAACTGTTATGTCTTGATCTATTTGAATTGAAAAACTTCCAAAAGTAGAACTTAGTTGACCAGCGCTTGTAACAGATACTGTTACATCTGTTTTACCAACAGCCGTTCCTATTGAGGATGTTAATTGTTGTCCTGTTACTGCAACAGAGAATGCTTCACCCCAAGATAAGTTACCCCAAGTTCGTCTACCCCAACCGATACCTGTTAATTCTGATTCGTCAACTGTTGCTGCTCCAGCGCTTGTTGTGGCAGATATACCAGTTACAGGCACACCTATGCCGATAGTTGTGCTACCAGCGGACATTGAAGAAGATAAACCAGTCGCTGCAAAGGTGAAAGATATTCCTGCTGTTTCTGATCCTATTGATGATGAAAGTGATATACCAGAAACTTCAACGTTTGCATCTCCAGTTTGTGTAACAGATCCAATGCTAAATGATGCACTTATTCCTGTTATTGTCGGTTGAGAACCAGATAAATCACCCCATTCATTTTCACCGTAGGTGTCTCCACCCCAACCTACTTGGATTTCATTGTCTACTGTTATACTGCCAATAGAAAAAGTTGATTGAAGATTTGTGCTGCTTAGGGTTACGTCAAGGTTACCGAGTGTACCCCAGTTTTGAAAACCCCAAGTTTGATTACCCCAAGCAGACACATTATACCCTTATTAAGCTAATCTTAATATAGCTGCAGATGTTGTGAACGCAGGGAACTGAATTGTAAAAGTTCCAGACGTTGCAGTTTTATCACCGCCAAAATCTAATACAGCCACAGCATCAGTAGTATTTGAACCACCGTCTGTTGTTGTGTTGTAAATTAATGCACCTCTTGCCGTAAGAGTTACACCTACGAAAGATAAATCAGCAAAATCAGTGATCGCAACTGAAGATGAAACTTTTACACCTTGGTTGACTAAAGCTTTTCCGCCAGCAGTATATCCTGATGGTGATGAAACTTCGTTCGCAGTCGCATAGTTTGTTGTTGACTTACCTAATGTTGCTGAACTTGTAAACATCGCTAATTTGTATGTATCAGACGATGTATCAAAGTCATGTTTGCCTTGTAATAATTCTTTTTTAAAACTATCACAAATTGCATTAGTTGTTATTGCCATAATTGTTCTCCTTAACTTGTTGTGTTTGGAGATGGAGAGGCTACCTTAACTCGCGGTACACCATCATCATACTCCGCACGTCTTCTTCTGCCCATTTGTTGTAGAGCAAAATTCTGTATTTCTTCATCATACTTGCTTTTATAGAGGTTGTATAGATCCATGGGACCTTTTAAAAACCTAAAAGCCTCAGATAAAACTCCATGTAACAACATAGATTCTTGGTAGGTAGATAAAAAAGTATTATTAGTGGATGTAAATTGTGGTGGATCTTTTATATAGTTAATTTGACATGTATCTGCAGCAGCAGGTGTCGGAGCTACCAATATAGCAAAATCATCATAATTAGCAAAATATTTAGGTGTGCCTTGTGCTCCAGAGCCGTTAAATTCTGTTATAAAGCTAATATCTCTTTTTTCTAAAAAGGTTCTTACTCCTCCAGAGATATGTTCTACAGATCTTAGTATTAAAGAATCAGATGGTATCGTAAGTGCTCTGTTACCAGCTGTAAATGTTGAAGTCGCATATTTTCTTAAATCATCGTAATCAACTTTTCCAGCAACATCTAATTCAACAGATCTTATAAAATCCTGAATTATAGCATCTGTTAATACATTGCTATCTACTTCAGTGTAGTTTCTTACTTGAGTTAAAAAATTTGCGTGTGTTATAGCCATTATGTAATACTCACTGTTATTGAACCTAATAAGGCATCTAATTGTCTTCTTCTATTTTGTACAGACGGATCCTCTGGTTCCATTGAATTTATATTTGTAGATAATGACGGATCACTATGAGAAGCTACAAAAGATTCAGTTCTAAAAGCAAATTGACCTGGTAATGATAAATTAGCAACTCCAACGACTGTGCCACCTGAGTCTGAAATAGTTTGATCAGGAGGTGAATTATTTATAAATTCTTGAGTTGGTTGTTGAAACTTCATTACTCTTGAGTTCTGTAAAGCAATAGCATCTGCAACAGTTCTTCTACGTCTTATTTGTGGATGTTTTGGTTCAAACTCCGATATATGCACTAATGAACCATTCCACTCTTTTACCATTTCTCTATATGGAAATTCCATGCCCGATCTATCAGATATAGCTTTTGAATTTTTTCCTGTTGCAAATTTAGCCATAATTAAACACTCGTTGGGTAAAATGATTGTGGCGTTATAAATGTAGATGTTCTTTGACCATCCTCATCTAACGCTCTTTTTAATTCATCTTCGTATATTAATTTATTTTGTTGCACTAATTGTGGTGCCACTTTCATTGCTAAATAATAAGCTAATCCAGCACACATACAAGGTAAAAATCTATATGCAACATCTGCTTGATTTGTGTAAATACCAGCATCCTCTATTCTTTTAATAACATAATACTTTACGTGAGTATATGTATTGAGATCTGGAGCTTGATATAAATATATCTTTGGTGTTGTTAANCTTTCTACATAATACTGAGATGGTGTTCCTGTAGTAAGTTTATTTGGTAATGCTGCATAAGCTGATCTATCTATTTTNGTTAATGAAACGTCTTGAGTAGATGAACTCTCTGCTGCAATTGATGATGACGATATGTAAGCTTCTAAAACATCATTTACATCTGCTGATACTGTGTATTCAGCTTGACCAGAGGTCAAAGCATTTTCATCTAACTCTACTTTCCATAAATGAATGCCTCTATTTCCCCATTCAGCAAATAATAGATTTAGTGAAGTTCTTGCAGATTTTAAATCATAACCTGAGTTTGTTCTGATATTACATCTTTGATAACCCTCTTGAATAATATCATCAATATTTAAATTGAATGCTGTAGTTCCTGATGTTCCCATTATAAAATATCCTTATAGTAATCTGCCATGCCACCTTTACTTTTCTTAGCAATTTTTTCTAATGTTTTAGCTTGTGCTGCATGTGCTTTCGATGCTTTTTTAAGTTTGTTAGCAACATTTTGTATTCCACCTTTATTATTTAATTTTATTTTTTTATCTCTTATATCAAAAAGAGCTCTAGCTCTTTTTGCATTTGTTGCTCCATAAGACACAATAGCTCTTCTAGCCTCTCTCATAGTTCTTGTAGCATCTTTACGCCCTGCTTTTCTAGATTGTTTTAAAACATATTGAGTCATGTCCAAAATTTTTTCTGCTTTGTATCTTTGTCTATCTAACTTTTCTAATGCATCTACAAATTTTTTATCACCTTTTTTTACGGCTCCAGAGGCTCTATGTTTATCATATTGTTTTCTAGTTTTTTCAAAAGCTTCTTTTTTAATTTTTTGAAAAGGTTTAGATCTTACAGCAGCCTTAATGCCTGTTTTTAGTAAACCACCAGCTAGTTTTTTTTCAACTTTAAATATCATGCCCACTGGTTTTATCATTACAGATTTTCCTTTTTTCATACCTGGTAGTTTAGGTTGTATCTGTTTAACTTCTTTTTCTTCTTTTTGCTTCATAAACTTATCAAACTTTTTATTTTTTCTTCTCATTCTTTCAATAATTCTATTGATAGGTTTATTAATTCTCTCAGCCATTACTTAAATCCTTTCAACATATCACCATAATAACTTTCGTAACTTTTATTAGATATGTATTTACCATCTATCTCTGATTTTATATATGATCCAATATATTTTTCTGGTTTTATTTTTGTACCTGGAGCTTTAGATGTTGTTTCACTAAATTGTGCTCTACCCATAGCAGCTTTCACAACTTTTTTCTCAACACCTTTAATAGTGCCTTTGTTTTTAGAGGCATAGAATACGGCTTTACCTTCTTTTTCACCATATTGATCTTTCATAGATCTCATTATTTTTTTGCCTTTTTTATTTAGTGGCATTACTCCTCCTTTTGAGCCCGGGCTTTGTGATCGTATTGTTTCACCTTTTTCCGGTTGTACAACTTCTTAGATAATACCACCTTTAATTTGTATAATCTAGACCTAAGATTTTTTGCTATTGGATTACGTAAGATCCGTGGCATTACCAATAACGGGTTTATATTTGGTTTTACCATCTTCTTTAAAAGCCCGTAATAATTGTTTTCTTGGTTTATCGGATACGTAACTGCAGTGGACCCATCCGCTGTTNGGTTCACCAGGAGTGTAGAATTCAAGTATCATTTGATCCCAATTTAAATTTGATTTAATCCAGTCAAAAACTTCAGCATTATCTGTGCCCAGACATTCGAAGTCGACCGCCTCCGCACGGGTATGTTGCGAATTTAAACTGCTGCCAATTTTTACACATAATTCAGGGCTACGAAAGCAACTGGTCACTGTTACTCTACCGAAGTGGTCACGAACTGGCTGTAAAATATTTTCACAAAGTAATTTTAATTTTTCAATTTGATCTGCATTAGGGTTATTATCGATACCCAACCTAATGGCTGTGTCTGATTTAATTAGCTCTGCTAAGCTAAAATTTCTAGAAAGTTTCATTTTGTATATTGTAACACGTGTTTATATAGTTTTGTCAATATCATTTAAGTGCGGTTATCAGGTAATATACTACATGAATAAGTCAAGTACAACTGATTGTCGTTTATTGAACCACCCATTTCTTCAGTAAAAGTAACAATTAATTCACCACCTGCTTTAACACATTTATTCCATGTCTCAAATTTCTCTGTGAGTTGCATTGGTGCATCACAACCCCCTGCTACTTTAGAGCAGATATAAAAAACTAAAAAATATTTCATTATTTTAAATGTAATTTCTTAATGGATTTTTCACCCATATAGATTTCTGTTTCCGCTTCACTACGTATACATTTGTAAGATATGTTTGGATTAAATTCACGCTCTGCTACTCTACGTGCACGTAGACATTCCGCCATCGATTCTTGTATTCTGTGTTCTTTAATTTCTCCGTCCCAGAACATTAGCAGGGCTACTACAGTCTCAATCATACTACCTTACCTTTGTTCTCACCTTCTTTAATTTTATATCTACTAGAACCATTTGCATTTATACTCACTTCTTTTTTTAAATCTTTGACAAACTTCATCTGCTTTGCTTTTTTATGCATATCGTTAATATATTTTATCACTTGTTTAGTTATTCGATCCGTTCCCATTGTATTTTATATCTCTGTTTGCATCTTTTAATTTTTCAATATCTTCTAAAACCTTATCCATTTGTTTACGTAAAAATTCTATATTTACTTTGTTCAATGCCATAGATTCTATGTGTTTGTTTAGCTTATCGGTCGACTTATAAAGATCCTCGATCATCATGAATTGTTCCGAATCGGCAGGCAATGAACCTAATTGTCCACGTGGCCATTTAATTCTAAATTCTGTGTTTTCTGCTAAATCTTTTTCCATTAATTGTATTCGAGTGTCCGCTATGTTTAACCTTTCAACAATTTGAAAGTAACCCATGGTGCCGAGTGCCACGATTACGATCAAACTAGCAACCGTCTTCATAGGCATTTGCACTGCTGCTTCTTCTGATATGTTTAAAGGTTTCTTACTCATGTTTTGGTTTCGGTAGTGGTATTATAATATTTTCCGAATCAATATTCAATGAGTTACCCTCAGGTCTTAAGAACACAGCTAGAAGACACAGCAAAAATATTAAAATTGCTGTGAATTTATAGTTCATAGGGACCTCCTACTTCTTTTTTTTCATTTGATAAAACATTTTATCAGAGTCTTCAGTAACTAATCTAGTATCTTCCGCATCCCAGTAAGTAGTTTGGACTTTATAGTCTGGCCAAGAGTTATCAGTAGTATAACTGTTAATATGCCACAATAAACGATTATTTGGCTGAGCAGCATAATTACCATTATCAAGCTCCAATATATGTGCACACTTATGTTCTTGAGGTATTTCAGAATGTTCAACATCTAATATATTAACGTCTGGATGCGCCCAATCAATAGTAAACAAATATTTACCATGATAGAATTTTTTGTCTAATCCTAAGTATTTTCCCTTTACGCCATCCAACCAATCAAAGCAAGTAACACTAGGCCAGTAGCTGAAACAGTTCCACAATTCCAACTCGTTCGGCTGCATATCAGGCACTTTGGCTCTATCAAATGATTTTTGGAAAAACGCTGAGATAGGCAATCTCCAATAGCACGCACCATTGGGTAACATGATATTAAATAGGATCGCACGCCCTGAAATACTTGTAAGAGCAAAGATAACACAATCTTCACTTTCTCCATGATGTTTTTTGAGATCATATAGATACTCCTTTCTTACTTTACAGTATATAGGAGGTAGATTTGCGTTTAAATATGCCATTTAACATTTCCATCTTCTCCTAGCCTGTCTAAGTCTTGAATTAGGGTTCTTAGCAGCTTTAGGAAATTTTTTCATTTGTCCTAAACTTCTAGCACAAAACGACTTACGTCTCTTTGCGTCTTTTGACCCAGGCTTTACTTTACCCGTAACTGCAGTTTTTAATTTTGAACCAGGGTTTGCTCTTCTATATGCAGCAACACCAGCTTTTGTCATTCCAGCACCTGCTTTGGTAGGTCTAAAATTTTTTTTATTTCGAGCTGGCATAACATCTCCACCTCTTTTAAAAGTTTTTTTGAAAAAAAATCCCTTCTTGTCTTTTCCTATATGTACACCAAACTCTGATTCAACTTCTCGTGTAGGCTTGCCAGGTACAAATTCTTCTTTTAATTTTTGTCTTTTGATTGTTATTGATGGTTTAATACCAGGACTTTTACTTCCTTTAACATCTTCCTCAGTGAAAGAGGTTTTAGGCATGAAGTCTTTCATACCAGTATCTAATTGGATTCTAGTTAATTTATTAGCCATGCCTTAAACCAAATTATAATAAAAATTAAGCGTCAAAATAAACAGTTACAGAATTACAACTCACTTCTGAAAAACTTACGAAAGCACCATTTTTATAAAGAATTCCATCTTGTGGAATGTTTATAGTGCTTATGTCTCCTTCAGTTGCAGTTGTTCTAACTGTCAGTAATGAAGTTCCAGAAATACTTTGGTTTCTTACCTCAACACTTCCGATTGCTCCGCCTGAACCAACGTTTGCTTGTCTTACTCTTGTTCTACCTTGAAAAATACTTCCGAAAACATCAGCAGTCATTCCTAAAGAAA